CCTGCAACGTACCCGCGTTGACACCACCCACGGGTTCTACGAATCCACCGTAAGAGGACGGGATTTCGAACGCTGCGGTGGTGCCGTTGCCCAGCCCCATCGCCTGAGCCGTTGAGGCGTTGTCAAACTGGTCGAGGTACAGCCAGTCATCGTACTTGCCGTTACGGGCATTGAAGAACCCCACGATCTGCTGGAGCTCCGTGAGGGTGATCTTGTCCCGCAGAACTTCATAGGGGAGCTTGTACTTCCATATCGGGTACAGCCTCCGACGAAGCGTGTACTGCCTGCCGGAGACAGCGTTGGACTCTTTCGTGGCCCACATGGGTGTCTTTTTGATACCCCATGCAAGGCCCGGAAACGATGGAAGAATTTCGTTGCTCATGGTGTGTATGCGTTGTCGCGTTTTCGTGAGTTCAAGTGTCTGAGTAGTACATCCCCGCCGGGGCCTTTCAGCCAGCGGTCGAAGCTGCGGGCGTCGAAGGCTTGTATGGTAACGCTGCCCCCCATGCCCCCACCGTCGGCCAGGCTGCGTACTGCGTCCGCTTGGGCTGCGGGCAGCACCATCTCGCGCTCGTGTAGCTGAGTGAGGGGGTTTACGCCAGAGGGGATGTCATACCCGCTCTCAGCACTGGCAACCGTTGCCCCAAGACCCAGCACCGCAGCCATGATCATTGCCATGCTGCCCAGTGCAAGGGCTGGCCCCACCACCGGGATACCTGCCTGCGAAGAGGCTGCACCAGCACCGGCCTTCGCCGCGTCCACGGATATCAGGCCCATCGCCAGAGCCTTTTCCATGGCGAACGCGGCGACCTTCTTGGCTATCATCTGGCCGATGAAGTCCCCCACTGCGGACAGCACGCTACCCAGCAAGCTCTTCACAGCCGTGCCGAGTGTCATCGTGCCCGTGACAAGACCCTTGACGGCGTTGCCGAACCCGGTGCCGATGGCGTCGAACATGGTGCGCCAGTCATTGAGCTGTTCCTTCTGCTGCTGCATCAGGATGCTGCGTTGCTTCTGGGCGTGCTCGCGCTCCACTGCGGCCAATTCATCGTTCAGCTTTTGCAACGCCACGGCGTTCTTCGTTGGGTCCGTAGCAAGCACCGCCATTCGGGCACGCACAGCGTCCACGACAATGCGATACCGTTCCTGTTCCAGTTGTTCTTCGAGCTGGAGCATTTCCGTCTGCGTAATGCGCTGCATGTCTAGCTTGAACTGGCCTTCCTGCCGCACGGCTTCCAGGGCGTCCAACTGCTGCGCCTTGTACGCATCTATCGCTTCTTCAGAAAGGGCCAGTATCTCCGTCCGCTGGCTCTTCATGATCTCAAGTTCTGTTTGCGCCGTGCGCTTGCGGAGCTCCACCTTTTCACGGGCGTTGATGTCCGCCATCTGCGAAATGTTGCGCCAGTACTCCAACTCCTGTTCCTTGGACATTTCGCGCAGGTCATTTTCTTTCTGATACTTGATTTTCAACTCGTCAAGTTCCGCCTGCCATTCAGACATACGGCTGTCCAGGCGCTCCTTCTTTTCCTTAGCAGCCTTTTCCGGCTTGAGGTCATTAGGCATGATGGCAGACCGAGTACCCTTGGAGCCTGACTGATTGCCCCCTGCCCCTCCGTCATCGCCTAACGTGGCGTTCCACATGCGGGCAATCCGGTCACGAGTGTCTTCTGAAGACTTTAGCACATTTGCGAAGGCTGTTTCCCACGCCCCTGCGATGTTGCTGGGGGCTTCCCGTATGGCTTGTGCAGCCCCGGAAAAGTCGCCTGCCATGAGCCGAACAAGTGCCGTTCCAAGCGCGATGATAGGCTCTGCCACGCTGAACACCATGGCGTTGATGACTTCCCATGCCAGCCGCACCCCATTCACCAGTCCGAGGAAAGCCGTTGTGAGGCCGGATAGAGCACCCCGGAGGATGCGTATCGCGGCCGGAGCAGCGTCATTGAACATATCCAGCAGCGACGCCACGGCTGGCATAACGGTTTCACCCACGGCACGCCCGAAGGCTTTCATGCCGAGCTCCGCACGGTCACTCGCAGAATCAAAGTCTTCCCACGCCTTTGTGGCGTTTAAGCCGACCTCCAAACCGAGATCTTTTGCGGCCTGAGTGTTTTCCTGCAGTGCTTCCTTGGACACCAGCAACAGCCGGGACGTTCCTTCCACACCCCTACCGAAGAACTCCTGTGCCGTAATGCTGCGATCAGTGCCTTCCTTGAACTGGTTCGTGATCTCGATGGCGTCCAGCATCAGATCGTTCATCGGCCGGAGCTCTCCTTTTGCATCCCGAGTGCGTAGCCCCAGCTTCTGCAATCCTTCTTCACCTTTCGTGAGCTCACGCTGAAGGCCCCGCATGGCGAGGGTGTACTCACTCGTCGTAGCCCCGACATCGTCTAGGGTGGCTTCCAGCCCTGCGACTTCGTTGGTTGTGATGCTCAGTGCACGGGACAGGTCCTGAGTACTTGCCACGGTCTCAGCGAACTGATCCACAGCGTTTTTTAATGCTGCGAAGGTGGCCCCCACCAATACGGCTGTGAACGCCTTGAAGGTGTTGGACACGGTGTCCACGCTCTTCGTGACGTTGCCGAGGCTGTCCTGCATCTTGTTGACGCCTTTGGACACTGCCTCAGAGGCCTTCTCCATCGCCGTAACGGCCCCGGTACTGTCACCGGTTATCTTGACCTTGGTTTCCTTGTCATCTGCCATTTGGACTCATCTCCTTGAGGGGTGCACTGGCGATTAGTGCTTCAACATCGCCTGATTGGGCTGATCCACTCGACTTGCCCCATCCCACGTACGCAGCCATGGAGATGTGAATGGGAGGCTGCTTCATCCAGTACGTGCCCAAGGCTTCCAGCCGGGGCATGTCCATGAATTCGTCAATGTACTCCCACGTCCATCCCGTGCTGGTGATCAAGTGGGCGTAGAGCTCAGCCCAGTCGAGGGGTTTCCGTTGGTTTCCTCTGCCTCGAGGCGTTTCCGCTTGAGGCCGGACACATCCATGATGGCTTCCATGACATCGGCCATGTTGCCCACGTCCAGCAGATCAATGACCTCGTCACGGGTCATGTTCGGATAGTTGCGCGTCAGGGCTGCATGGGCTGCATCCACGACGGTGTCGAGAGATTCAGGGTCAATACCCCCCAGCTTGAACGACTGGAGCCTGCCTTGCAGTTCTTGCAGGCTCCGGAAGTTCAAGGGAGGTACGACCAAGTCCGGGCGATCTTCAAACGCCTTGATGCCTTTGAACTTGGTCATGGGGTCACTCGCTGAACGAGCGATACATCACATTGCCGGACGAGTCGGCAAAGCACTCGAAGTCCATCTCCGGCACCATGTAGTCGTCCAGCTTGGACTGCCAGCCCAGCTTCGACGCGATGGCTTGCGGGTACTGGGTGGCGAACTGCTTCCCGTTCTTGCTGAAGAACACGTCCAGACGGCAGATCGGCGCAGCACCCATAGGCACGTTGACAATCGTCATCTTGTTGGCACCCGCGACGGTCGCCGTGTAGCTGTAGCTGATGAACACCTTCAGGCCCGTATCTGCAGCCGCGAACGTGTACACGCCAGCCGACACCGAGTATTGCCCGGTGATAGGCGACGACGCCACCTTGGTCATCGGCAGGCCGGACGCGTTGCGCACACCCATGTCAGCCGCCCACGCACCCGAAGAGGGCACCGTTGGTGTGATCTGGAAAGGGGTGGTCGGGATGAGCGCACCCAGTACGTCGAACCCGTAGCCCGACAGGCGCGTGGACAGTGACTGCCCGAAGTACAGACTGGACACTGCCAGCCCGTTCACCTGCGCGAACTTGCACTTGACACCAAGATTGCCCTTGCCCCGGCCAACGTCGACTGGGAACTGATTCTGCCCGTACAGCTTCTTCGTCTCGAAGCTCTCGTCCATCGAGATTTCCTGCGAAACCGCAAGCTGAATCGGGGTGCCGTTTGCAACCGCATTGCCGAACGCGTCTTGGAGCGGGGTCGCCCAGATCGTACCGGCACCGAAGATATATTGAGACATAAGTCCTCCTAGGAAACAAGAATAGAAACCGGAATTATCGCGACCGACTGGTCGCCGAGATTGCCTTCGTCCGTTTCGATCGCGCCATCGATACGGCACCAGTGCACCAGACCCCCGAGGGTCTGCACATTTTCAATCTGATTGGGTGCCAGCGCGTCCTCTATGGCATCTATCAGGGGGTTGATGATCGGACCGGGGTCGAGTCCCCCGTCCGTACGGCAGTAGATATAAACATCCACATTCAGAACCCACTTGGCAGGCTGGCCTCGCACTGTCGTGGGTATTTCATTCCGTTGCGCCATGAAGAGCGCGGGCTGCTGGCGTGCAGACACATCGTTCCAGTGCAACAGCCGTCGACTGGTGGTGACGTACTCGCCGGACGTGGCCAGCAGGGCGAACAAGGCAGCGTAGATTGTCTCACGGGATGGAGTCACTTGATCGCCTCCAGGATAGTTGCGTTTGTCTGGGTGTCAATCTGCGTGCTCATGTCCTGCAGGGCCGAGCGCAGGAAGGAGCGCTCCGGCAAATTCATGTTCCTCGGGTGGCTCTTGACCGTCACCTGCACCGGCTCGATAGATCGGCCAAACGCCATCTTCTGCATGCGCAAGTGCTCACGGACTGGCACCTTGCCCTTGAACCCGTACTCATGTGGCCGAGCGTACACCGTGTTCGTGCCAACAGTGCCTGTCACCGTGGGTGTATCCACACCTGTGACCCGTTGATTAATGCTGCGCCGGAGCTTACCCGTGCGCACATTCAGCACTTGCCCGCTCAGCTTGGAACCCTTCACCGCGATGAGCAGTTGCATGGTGAGCCGGGTGATAAGCCCGGACATGCCCGTACGAAGCTGCGGGCCTTTCCGAGCGGCACTCAGTTTGAGGTCTTCGCCGTTGAAAAGCTCACCGCGTATCACACCGTCACCACTTTCTTGTAATTCTGAAGCGTAGTTCGAACGCTAGAGCTCATGTCCTTCTGCGAGAACGTGATGGTTTCCCCTGCGAGACCCTTGCTCACAAGACCAATACGATCGCGCTCCTTGTACCGGGCACTGATCAGTTCGATGCAAGCCTGCTCTAGCTCAGTCGGGGTGGAGACGTACCCAGCCGTGTATTCCAAAGACACATTTTGCACCCCACGGTCAAAGCAGTAGATGCCCCGCAAGCTAATCCGAGTGGCGCTAAACACGTATCCGGACACCGTGGGGCCAGAAGAAGCCGGAATAGGTACACCATCCACACTCACAGCCGTAACGGCTGTCACTGGGTAGTTGGCGAAAATCAGGTGCTGCCCGTCGTGTCCATCACGGTACTCGGTGTACGAAGCCGAAGCTATGACTCTGTTGAGCCATGTCTGGATGAACCCCGACGCAGCCGATATCAGCCTGATCAGTAAATCGTCGTGTTCGCTGCCCTTTATCTCCAGCCAAGATTTCAGGGTTGGGAGGGTAGTCAGGTCGGCCATGTCGGGGTATCCAGGTTATGCGCTTTTCGTACGCGGTTGCAGGGGCGTCGAGGTGTCGGGAATCCCCTTCGTGGCGACGTTTTTGGCCTCGGGAGTCGGGGGTAGGCTCGGGATAGGCTCGTAGCCCAGCCTGCGGAGGCTGCTGTAGTCGCCCTCGGCAGGCATGGTAAGCACCGGACCATGCTCGGGGTGCACCGTGACCCCATGCCAGCCGCCCGCCACGAACAGTCCAGTTTCGCCGACAGGGGCCTTGAACAGTTGCTTGTTCACTTCTTGCCACCTTTCTTGTCGGCTGCTGCCTTGTCGGCTGCTGCCTTGTCGGCTGCTGCCTTGTCGGCTGCTGCCTTTTCTTCGGCCGCGAGGCGATCCGCTTGTTCCTGTTCTGCCGCTGCCAGTTCCTCTTGTGAGGGACCATCCGCGACAGGGACATACCCGTGGGGCACCAGTTCCCCGACAGCTTCGGCCGGGACGGTGACATGCCCCGAGGGGTCCACTTCGTAGCTCTCGCCAGCGACAGAGCACTGGGTAGCCCCTTCCGGGGCCTTCATCTTCGACATACTCTTCTCCTAAGTGAAAAAGAGGCCTCCAGCGTACCGGAGGCCTCCTTCAAGGTTGCGGGCCGTCAGTACGGATCAGCCGTTGGCGACGTTGGTGATGATGCCCATGGCGAACGGGGCATACACAGCCAACACTTCTTCGGCATAGACGCCGAACTCGTGCGCACGGGTACGCAGTGGCCAGTCGATCTGATAGTAGTCCGTGCGGACCTTGACTTCAGCAACGTTCGGCACGTTGTTCGACTGGTACTGAGTCGGCAGGTTCTCGCACCAGCCCAAGATCGTACCCGGCGGGAGGGTCGGGTGGATTTTGATCGGGATACGCATGCCTCCGTCCATCGCGAACGGGTTGAAGTACCAGCCCACCACACCACCGGCCATCATGCCCTGATACCCGGAAGCCGGGTCAGTGAAAATCTGGAGCAGTGCGTTGGAGCCGGGACCGGTCAGAGCCTTCTTGCTGATGTTGTTCAGCTCCTGGGCATTGACGTAGAACACCGTCGGCGACACTTGGTAGTTGTCCCACATCGTGCGCAGCATCGTGTCGATCTCCTCGATCGTGCCACGGGTCGACGCAGTCAAGACCGTGCCGGTGCCGGGGGTGCCCGTCGCCATCTGGTTGACATACGCACCGGAGCCGGACTTGAGCGCCGAGTACACCAAGCCATCGAAGCCCAGCGCATTCACCGACTTGTCGCCTGCCGTGACGGCCGATGCAGCCTGCCCAGTGCCAGCCAGAGGAGCAGAGAAAGACGCCGAGTTGATCGTGGTGATCTTCTCCAGCTTCTCGTTGCCCGACGTGCCGACGAACCATGCATAGCCCATGGCACCGTTGATGGCGGTCGTGGAAGCGAACAGCGTCTGGCCCAGCGTGACAACTTGACCTGCACTGCCTGCCGACTTCACCGAAGACCCACCGTTCAGCGTGTACTGTTGTCCGTCGGCACCTGTGATGGTGGACGACAACGGGACACCTGCTGCCAGCGATGCGTTCCGGTAGCCTTCACCGGTCAGAGCCACCACGATCACGACGTAAGTCGCAGCCGTCAGAGTGGCACCCGAACCCGATGCCGACACCGTGGGGGTTGCGGGGGTGCCGAGGGCTGTGTTGGCGTTACCCAGTAGCAAGGCGTTTTCTTCCTTGAGCATCATCTTCTGCAGCACACGCATGGAGGCAGTCGCACGCACATCTTCAAAGGTGCGGCCAGCCGACACCGCTTCGAACGTCACTTGGTCTTCTTCACCAATTGTCCGATACGAAGCGGCGACGTCGGTTGCCGTGTACGACATACGAGCCGTGCGTTGACCTTCCGCCACCCAGCCCATGGAGTCAAACCCGCTGCCAACGATGGCACGAATGGCCTTCCAGTTGGTCGCCGTGCCCACACCCCCACCCACACGAGGCAGTCGGTTGCGAATCGGCGTGTTCACCGGGTACAGGTTCTTCGCTGGTGCCTGCAAATCATAGGCAACGAGGCCGGTCGCCTGATTGACCGTCTTGGCGATGTTGTCTTCGCCGGGGGCCAGAGCACCTTTCATCAGCTTGATGGTTTCGTCGGCCACGTTGCCCACGACGCCAACAGCCATCGCCACATCCGTCGACAGCATGCCGAACGAATACATGACGCCGAGCACGGCTGCGAACAGCAGCCGAGCACCAACGCCGAGAGTCAGATACTTCTTCATCGCAAATCTCCTTCGAATAGTCAAACCGTTATGCCAGACGGGTTCCGCCAAGCTTGAAAACCTTCTGCATCTCGTAGGTGGCGCGTTCGACTGTCCCCTCCTTAGGGATGTCCTCGGCCTTCACCACGTCCTCGGGGGCGGCAGAATCGTCCCCTTTGTTGACCGTAACCGCTTTCAGGAGGGCCTTCCCGTGAGCGGGCTGTTTTCCGTACGTTGCGACCTTTGCTGTGAGGTCAGTGATTTCCTTTCTGGCTTTCTCGAGAGCCTCATTGAGTGGCGCGATTGCTGCGGAGATGGCCTTGTTGATGACCTCCTCCGACTGTACTGGTGGAACGATACCAACGGTATCGTCCCCGGCGATTTTGGCGACCTTTTTGGTGTCACCCTCGGGGGTAGCCTCAGGGGCAACGGGTAGTGTCTCTACAGCCGCGATTTTCTCGGCTGGTGGATCTTCTGCTTCCTCCGCCTCGGCGTACTTCAGGGCATCCAGATGCTCCGTTGCAGCTTTGCAGGCTGCATGGATGTTGCCAAGCGCTGCCTTGGTGGCTTTGCTGAACTTGGCCCCAGCCTTGAACACATCGTCAGGCTTGATGGCCTTCGCCATCTTGGCAGCGGCCATCTGGATGACCTCGGGCGTGCCAGCAGCGGCCGACAAACGAGCAACAAGCTCGTCCGACTCTTCCTTCGCCATAGCGTTGAAGATTGCCACACCATCCTTCAACCACTGGAGCAAGGCACCGGGGAGGGGGCTGTTGTCGCCCTCGTAGGAGCTTTCCCACGCTGCGTCTTCGGCCAGATACCCCACGGACACCAGCACCTGCGCGAAGTCAGACACGCCCCACAACCCTTTCTTGATGGGTTCGGGTTCTTGCGATACCGCTGGTTCCGGCGCGGGTGCCTTACTGGCCTTGATCAGGTCCAGTATCTGGGAGGGGGTCATTTCACCCTTGTCCAAAATTTCGGCGAGCTCTTCGACATCGTCCTCCGGGGTGTTGCTCAGCTTTGCCAGCTTGAACACGGCTTCCGGGTTGGCGGGCCGATCCACCAGCGAGACCTCGTACAGCTTGAGGCCCTTGATCACCTTTTTGTCCATGGGGTCACGCTCCGTGACCGTGCCCCCGATGGAGAAGCCCTTGTAAACCCCCGTGTTTACCTTGAGACAGGCCACCGGATCCACCACGTGAGCGCTGAACAGGGTCTTGCCCGTGGACTCCTCGATGCTGGCTTCCAGTGCAGTGCCAGCGGCGAGGGGCTGGTGCATCTCACGCACGGCACCGAACTTCATGTAGTCGGGCAGTGCGGCCCGCATGCAGTCGGTCGTGACAATCTCGCCGTCGCTGTCCTTCGCGTTGCTGGAGGCGTATCCATAGACATGCAACGTGCCGTCGTCTTGGGCTTCCACCTTGTTGATTTCGGCGTAGATACGTTTCCGGGCTTTTACCATGATCAGAGTTCCTTTAGTTGGAGAAGAGTCGAGTGGTTGCTATCTTACCTTAGAGCCGACGAACGGGCATGTACCCAGACAAGGTCAAGACACGGGAAGAGGTGACAGCGACGCATCGCCAGTGATACGTAACACCAGCGACACCCCCCACCATCTTCTGCAAGACGGCGAATCCAGATATCTGGTACGCACCGCTTTTCAACGCGCTCGGGTCCGAGTCTGTACCTTCATACACTTCCACAGACACATCTGCGGATACCAAGCTCTCCCCTGCATCCAGTTCCCTGGAAAAATCAAAGGAGACCACGTCTTCTTCGTCTACGTCCTTTGGGTCAATGTGTCGGATATATCGCATACGTGTTCCTGAGTTGTGGTGATATACGCTCCGTTCCAACGGAAACATTGTGAGTGTCGTGCCTTCCCTCTGTTCCAGCACAGAGTCCCCGGTAAACCCGCCACCTGCTGTGATGTCACCAAGTGTGACTCCTCCAGATATGTCGGAAGGCGCTCCTCCGGATATGGTCCCGTCTAATGTAACGTCACCAAGTGTGGCTCCACCGGATAGTTCACCCAAGGCCAGCGCACCGATGGATATCGTGCCTGTCGCCGTACCTTGGTCAACCCCGTCCACGTACAGGCGATAGACAAAGGTGTACCCACCGTCAGCAGCGCCCACCAGCGAGAACGATCCGTCCTCCCATACATAAAACGCACCGTCGGTGGGTGGTGTGACAATCAGCCCGCGAATCTCTTTGCCGTTGTCAGCCGGTAGACTCAAGTCGTTGAATAGGAAGCTGGCGCCATGTAGCCCAGTCGACGGAATGTTTTCGGCCACTACGCCCAAACCCGTTTCACCAATGACATATGCCCCGGTGATCAGCTCAGCCGTGTCAATTCGTAGGCTCATGATGCTGTCCCCAAAGGAAGGCGTCGACCAAGACCAGCGGCAGAAAGATCCAGTTCGTACGCATAGGAGGTACCTGAAATCAGTAGCACATCACTGATCGTAACGATACCACTGGCATTGCTCGACAGCCCGATTTTGCGCAGAACAAGAGCGCCGGTCGTTGGGTGGTAGACGTTCGCCACAATACCGCTCACGCTTGCCAGGATCGTGCCTGTGTTGTTTTTGAGGACTGGCGTAGTGATGACGCCAGGCGCGATGCCAATAGAACCCGAGGCGGCGATGTCGCCCAGTGTTGCCGAGCCAGATACATCGCTCGTCCCAGCGCTACCCATGCCGCCTGCGGCAGTGATGTCACCCAGGGTTGCGCTTCCAGAGATTTCCGCAGCCGCTGCGACTGTCTTCAACGACACCGCCGTATGGACGAAGTAGTCGGAACCTGAGAATGTCCACACCGCAGCGGTCGCGTTGGCAAGATAACCGCACGCCGAGTACCCGTAACCGGTGCTCCGCTGTGCAACTTGCGTCATTCCGCCCGAGGCCGTCAGCACACCCGAAAAGCTGGCTGCATCAACCACCATGCCGCCACTCGTAACAGTAACTGCAAGGCTATCTGTGCCCGAAGAGGATTTGTCCGTGCTGGCAGTCGAGTCATATGGGGTCGTCTGATCCACCCCGGTAAAAGACGCCCCATACAAAGCGGCCACCGTATCGGACATCGGAGTCAGAACAATGTTGTGGGTGCCGATGTCCGGTGCAACCAGCACCCATTGCCTGATACGCTGTGATCCACGCGTGAGTCTCGACACTGCCGGCGACCCCATCGAGACGCCGTTGTATGTGACAGTTCCCGCTCCAACAGTGTCAGAGCTGTTGTTGCAAATCACAGACACGACCAACGCGCGGTCGGAGCCTGAACACGTGTGCGATACCGTGAGCGATGCGGCCCCGGATGCGTACCCGCTGCTGCCTGCGTCAAATGCTACGGGCATGATGGTTGTCCTTAATAAAATCCAAGCGCCACCAGCGCATTGAACATTCGGCCGGCGGCCACGTTGATCTCACTCGCGCTCAGGTAGTGTGTGCCAGACCAAGCGCCTGCAAAATTTGGCCCCTGCAACGCGTTCACATTGGCATCAATGACTGCCTGTGTGGCTGGGTGTGCAATTGACAGATAGGACGGCCCCGCTAGACACAGTATGGTCGGTGCACCGTGATGCGTCATCCATCCATCCACCATCGCATTGAGCAGCGATTCGTAAGTGGCCTGGACCCCACCGCCGCCGCCGTTCGTCCCCAGCTCGCAAAGCACCGCCTTATGGGGAGTGGTCACATAACCTGTTTTCCCACACGCGTCTCGGGTGCGAATGCCTGCGACATCCAGGGCGAAATTTGTGTTGAATCCCGCTGGACCACCGCCGCCCGCTAAGCCGGGTTGCCAGTTATCAATCGTCGTGCTGCCAATTGCGCATGGGACAAACGCCACCGGCACGCCCGTGGCGAGAATCAGCGTCGCAAGGGCACCAAAATAGCTGCCCTTTGGATTTGGTGTTGTGAATCCGTAGATCGCCCCGGTAGGGTCTGCGAAGGCGCCGACCTTGGAATTGTTCTCCGTGTGTGGCTTCCACGTCCCATCCTCTGCGAACAGAACCGAAATCAATCCATTGCTCGATATTGGCTGCACCGCGTCATCGGCATAGCCGTAATGGTTTGAGTCTCCAGTTACCGTGTAGATGTCACCAACTCCAACGGTGCCCACGCTGGCCTGCGATGCTGGATCGATCACTGACCGCACGCTGAGAGTGCCCTGCCCGACCAGCTGACCAGATAGTGTCCCACTGAAAGTCCCGCCAGTTGGCGAGGCAACAATCGTTGCCCACGCGCCACCATTGAAGCGCGCCTCGATTGCCCCAGACAACGTGCCCGTATAAGTGCCAGAGATAGGGATATCACCTGTAGTCACGTCACGCTGGATGATCTGATATGGTCGTGGCCTCGTGATCGAAAAGACCGCCAACGGCGCAGCACCCGACATCACACCATCCGTCGCAACGTCGCCAAGGGTAGCAGCGCCAGACAGTTGACCATTCTGATACCGCCCAGCCCATACAGGCACGCCACTGGCGACGCTGTAGGCGTCATTGACTGGGGAGGCCATCGCTTACGGGTTGCCAGCAGTGAACACCAACCCGGTCAGGGTCACATTCTGACCATTCGCGATGGTGCCTGTGAATGTCCAGCAGGGGGCACTTCCGCAGATATCCACTCGGGCCACCACGGTTCCCGCGCTGGTCTCAATGTGCCCGAAGGTCGGGGTACCGTTTACATGGCTGGCGTTCGTTTGGCTGATGCTGGCCTCGTCCCAGTCGATTGTGCCACCTGTTGCGGTGCCAATTGTTGCCCCGAACGTAATCGTTGCCAGAAGAGTGTTCCCGCCCGTCGCCGCCGACACCCCCGACGGAACTGTGCCGTTGTAAAGCTTGAGCTTCGCACCAGAACCCGCAGCGGTGACAATGGCTTGCATCATCGCGGTTCGAACGGTCGTGGAGAACGAGATGCCTGCATTGGCGACGCTGAAAGCGACACCTGTTGCAAGGAGAGTAACAGCTAGGATCAACTTGGCTGTAAGGTTGCGGAAATGGTTCATGGGGTAGCTCCTTCAGTAGTAAGGTCAAGAGGTTTCATCGAACAGCACAGGGAGAATATCACACCTGCAATTAGGATGCAACGGAGGCCCGTCGCCGCCATCGCCGGGGAAATTATCTTCCAGCCCCACGATAACGCCATCCAGTTCGTTACAGTCATCACAGTATTCGTCCTGTGCAATTATCCACTGTTTTCCTTGCACGACCCCGGAAGCCTTGTACCCCTCAAGATTTCCTTGGACGTCGGCGTACGCGATCTCCGTGCGTGCAATGGTTTCCGCCCGGGCAGAGTCAAACGCATAGTTTTCCTCCAGGGCAGCGGCTAGCATATCCGTAGACCACCCTTCTTCCAGACTTTCCATCAAGGTACCCCGGAGCATGTCACGCGTGGATTCCTCCAACTGCGTGATGAGTTGTGCACTGCGTTCCTTCGCGTACTCCACCGCTTTCAGGTGCACTTGCTCGAGCTGGTCACCAGTCACGTCGGCCAGCACTTGCGCGAGCGCTGCCTGCCCACCGTCACCAGCCATGTCCTCCAGTATCTCAGCCAGTTCAGGGGCAAGGTCCTGAAGCTCGGCGAAGGTGAGCTCCTTGATAAGCCGCTTCACGCCCGCAGAACTCGTAATGGCCTTACCGAGCTTTTCGCTGAGCTCCTTGGCCATGCGTTTCCCCATCGCAGACAGGGCATCGCTCACCAACGTATTGATACCGCTTATGGACGCCTGCACTGCCTTGCGATTGCGGTCTACTCGGGGCGTTGCCTTGCGCAGCGCTGCCCCTAGATACTTTCCCACCGGCTGGCCCGTACCTCCCTCGGCTTGTTCCTTGGGCTGTCCTCCGTTGGGCATGGGTGGAGGCAAGCCAAACGCCGGAGGAAGCGGAGGAGGCTTCATTTTTTCCAGTTGCTCCGGCGTAAGGGGGTCCAGACCCAACTTGTCGCGCGCCTCGTCAGCGTCCATGATCTTGCCCGCCACGTACCCGGTGAGCACCTTCATCTGGATGTCGGGGCTGGCCTCTTCCTCCTCCTCCCAGCGGAACTCCATGTCGGTGTACCCGAAGTACTTCCACACGACGTAGTCAACAAGGTTCTTCACCCAGTTCATAACAGGCATCAGCCCTTCGGCCATGGCGGTTTCGTTGGCGGTGTCAGCCGTTGCCCTGTTCATCTGCTTCACAAAGGCTTGCGGGCTGAGGGAGAAGGCAAAGCAGATCACACGGGCCAGCCATTCGTCGTACTCACCTTTCAGGTCAGGCTCCTTCGTGGCGTTGTAATTCAACCCACCCGGTACGAACTTCGCGTGCCGTTTGGCTGCTGTGTTGCCCTCCAGCAGGCTGTCCCAGTACTCCTGGAACTGTCGGATTTGGTCTGGGTTCCACTCCGGCGGTACGCCAATCATCGCTTCAGGGATGTTGCCTTCGGTGTAATACTGGAGTTGGCTGATCTGCCGCCGAATGGCGATGTTCACGGTCATGATCACCTGTTCCACTGGACTTAGCCCATATACCTTGTGAGTGCGTACGTTTCGGGGCTTGTAGATCAGCTCATCGCGGTTGTAATCCACCGCTGGCATCCCCTTCAGGATCTGCTGGTACGCAACATCAGGCGGGAGTGGGGTGCGGCCGGACTGGTCAATGATCCGCTTGACCGTGGTGCCGTCCACCAGCTCCAGTGAGTACACCCCGCCATCGTTGGTGAACCGTGGGTAAAGCGTAGCAGCGTCCACCACGAGCATGTCCTCCAGTAAGGCCCGCAGCCACGTCTCCCAGTCGTGCTCCTGATCCGGAAAGGCAAAGAACTCCCGGAGCTCTTCCACACGGGGGTCCTCCTTCGGCATTTCCGGGATTTTGGGGGGCTTGGGCTGTCCCGGGATTTTGGGGGGCTTGGGCTGTCCCGGGGCAGGTGCGGGGTCGGCACCGGCTGGTAATTTCGGGTCCACAGGAGGTTTTGCAGCCCCAGCGGAGGGGGTAGGCTCGGGGGCGACTGCTGGCGTCGCCTGCAGTCGCGCGGTCTCCTCCTTAGCACGGGATATGCGTTCCTCCTGCTTCTTCCGTTTGGCAACCTCGGGCTTCAGTCCAAACGTCCACCGCATCTTGGACATCTGGTCCTTGCGGGTTTCAATCGCCAACCGGAGCAGATCGTACCCGTCTGCCAGTGCCCGCATGTTGGCGAAGGTGACGCCTCCCTCACCGTCACGGGGCATGCGCCGGATGTTGTGAGTAACGGGGAAGTCGAACTGCCTGCCCGGTACGCCCAGCATGTTCTGAGCTTGAGGGGCCACGGGCTGGCCCGGACCGAACCACTCCTTGGAGGGGTTGCCCGTAATGATGTACTTGACCCCCTGCACCACCCGGTCAATGATGCTGGCCTCGATGGGGTTCTTTTCACCATCAGACATACGTGCTCCGGGCGTACCCGTGTTCTTTGCCATACTGCTTTCCTTCAAGAAGGGGGTTTGGATTCGTCAGAGAGCTGCTTCATGTAATTAAGCATGCCCATTGTAGACTGATTCAGGAGAGGCTCGAGGGCATACCGCACCGCGTCCCATATGTGGTTGTGTTTGTCCTCAATATCCGTGGTGGGTTCCTTTGTGAGGCGATCCAGCTTGTAACAGTAAAGACGGGCCTCCTCAATGGTGTGCTTGCACCGAGGGTGTATGATAACGCACTCAAAGCTCCGGATGAAGGCGATGCCGTCCTCCACACTGCCGGGGGCTTTCTTCGCCTTAATAACGTTCCCATATCCGTGCCTGTTCAGGTAACTGATGGTCTCAGGGCGAGCACTGTCCGCGCGGATAGGCCTCCTCTTGGAGCCGGATATCTTATCGTAGAACTCGGGGAGCTGGTCAATCTCGATTCCAACCCCATACGCCTCTTCACTGATATAAAGCTTATTGTCCGAGATATACATCTTGACAAGAGTACTCGGATCAACAGAATACCCAAAATCAGCGCCGAAGTACGGGCCATCCCACTCAGGCTCGGGCGCGAATACCTCCACCCGATACTTGCCTCGCATCACTTGGGCTGCACTGTTGCGCCTGAAGCCCCCACCCCATACATGCTCAGCGGCCTCGGGGTCAACCCGGTACAGGTAATCCTTCTCCTTCCGCAGAGTGTCTGGAAGCCATGGGTTGTCTTCCCACCCTATCTTCACAATCACCGAGTCAGGCGGAGGCTCCTTCACTAGGAACATCTGGCTCGTCGGGTCGGTCTCCTCGCCTGGATTGAAGGATACCCATATCTCGCTCCCAGGTTTGCGAATCGTGGGTATCAACACGCTCCACGAGTTCTTGGATATGTTCTCTGCCTCTTCCACCCAGCAGATATCTATGCCCTCAAAGGACTTGATACTGGTTACGTTGTTCCGTATGCCAGCGAAGTAGAACTCAGACCCAACGTCATTAACGATGGTTTTCTTCTGGACCTGATACAGTGCCGACATATTCGGCGAGGACATTATCTGGTCGCATAGCAGCTTGTGCACCGACTCACTAATGGATACCTGGAGCTCTCGCGCACATAGTATCCGCAAGGGACGCTCGCATGCCTTCAGCAGCAAAGCTCGGGCGAACCCCCACGACTTAGCCCCACCTCGGCCCCCGTGAGCCACCTTGTACCGGGCAGGCTGAAACAGGAACGACAGCTTTTCAGGGAACTGCCACTTGTCCAACTGGGCGTCGGTAGGGGCGTCGCGTTTGTAGTGGTCTCTGTAGGGGCCGACAGGAGCCACCGGAGGCGTCGCCAGGAGCTCCTCTATGTCCGCCGTGGACGCATATGCCATGACGGTCAGCCCTTGGTCTTGTCTTCAACATCCGTTGGGGGTAGCAGGGCAACGGGTGGCGGAGCCTTGACGAACTCCACCAGAAACCGAGTGCCCAGTCCTGCGGCAGCACCGGGGGTCGGCGTACGAAGCTCGATGCTGCTGATTTTCGCGTGCAAATACGGTGCAGCCTTTTCCGCGAACGGGAATGCGGCAATTGGCCCACCCAGCCTGTAGGCTCTGCGCATGGCCTCAATCATCACGTCAAGCGGGGTCGCGCTCTTCGGGAGCTCAGGCATGGCTTCCTCACCCCAGTTTCCTTTGATAACGTTGCCTGCCCGTATACGTGCGGCATCGGCCTTCGCACCATCCTTCACTCGTGCACGCGAACCGGGTGGCCTGCCTGCACCGGCACGAGTACCCCCCGCTTTCTTCGCAGGGGGCTTCTTCGCAGGGGGCTTCTTCGCAGGGGGCTTCTTCAGTAGTGACCGGGCTACCATTATCTTCCTTCGACAGTTATATGACTGGTGTTAGTATGGCACATCTGATTGATTCAGAGCCGTCCGTCTGTGGGGGTGTGCGTAGAGACCGCCACACAGTATTGGAACTAGACTTTCCACCAAGACGACCACCACCGTAGATTCGCACCAATGGTTCCACGTGTGGTTCCACCTTAACCAGTTCCATTTGAAGTGGAACCACTCCCGAATCATTCAGACACATCTCGTTTGAAGATGCTCGCTTGTTCTTGGAGGAACCGTTTGTGGCCCCGT